ATTAGGATATAAAGGTTCAATAGAATATGTAGAACATCACATATCACATTTAGCATATTCGTTCTACACATCACCATTTAACGAAGCACATTTATTTTCCGTAGATGGTGTTGGTGAAAACGAAACAGCAATATTAGGATTAGGTTTAAAAGGTAGATACATACAACCATTAGAGAGAACGTATTTTCCACATTCATTAGGATTGTTATATGCAAGTATTACGGCATTCTTAGGTTTTAAACCAAATAATGGTGAATACAAAGTAATGGGATTAGTTGCGTATGGTAATCAAAAAGATTTATATAGAGAACAATTTGAAAAGATAGCTAAACTAAATGGTAATCAGTTAGAATTGGATATGAAGTATTTCTCATTTCATTATTCAAAAAAAGGAATGTTTACTTCTAAGTTAGCAGAACTATTTAATATAGCACCGCGAGTTCCCGAAAGTGAGTTAGAACCGGTTTATATGGATATTGCATTTTCATTACAAGCGCATTACGAAAGATTATTTTTCCAAATGTTAAATAACTTTTATAAACATTATCCACAACACAACTTATGTTTGAGTGGTGGGTGTGCATACAATGGATTAGCAAATGGTAAGATAACATTACAAACTCCTTACAAGAACGTATATGTTCCACCAGCACCATCTGATGCAGGTAGTGCTATTGGGTGTGCATTATTTGTGTATTATCAATCTAATCCTACACAAAAAAGAGTAGAAAATTCAACACCATTTTTAGGACCTTCATATGTAGCCGCAGATTTTATATCTGCGATTGCTAAATTAGTTCCAAAAGAAAAAGTAAAAAGATTTGAAAATTATAATCCATTAATAGAAAAGGTAGCTGGTTTAATCAATGATGGTGCAATTATAGGATGGTTTCAAGATGGTAGTGAGTTTGGACAACGAGCATTAGGACATCGTTCTATATTAGCTAATCCAACAATTAAAGATATTAAACCAAAAGTAAATAGAGTAATTAAAAAGAGAGAAGGATTTAGACCTTTTGCACCAATGGTTACATCTGATGATGCAAATAAATACTTTGAGATGTTAGGACAAGAAGTTCCGTATATGAATCAAGTATTTAAAGTTAAAGATAAATTTATTGCAGGATTACCATCTATTACCCACGCCGATGAAACTGCAAGAGTTCAGACAGTTCGTTCTACTTTTAATCCACATATCTTTACACTACTTAAGAAATTTGAAAAGTTAAGTGGTTATCCTATCTTACTCAATACCTCATTCAATCTTAGAGGTCAAACAATGGTATTAGACCCTGAAACAGCTATAAAAACATTTTACTCATGTGAAATGGATTATTTAGTATTGGGTAACTATTTGATTAGTAAGTAAGTTTTTAAATACTCAATATTTATAAAAAAGATTTATGGCAAATGTAGACATGAATTTTCCTTTATTTAAGGGAAAAACATTTAGTGATATCTTAAGTGATATTTACGATAATCAACAAAGTAAAAAGAAAAACATTTCATCATTAATAGAAGAAATGAGAAAGTTAGTTACAAAACCAACAGATGTAATTACCATCGGCCCAATCATTACACAATTAATTGAAGCAAGTATAACCAATGATGACCATCTAATTAAGATTGCAAATATAGCACAAAAGTTAGTATTAGCAAACACTAAGAAAACAGGCGATGAAGGTTGGTTAAGTGAAGATGATAAAAAGGCATTGTTAGAAGAAATGGATGTGGTGGCAAAAGAAATCACACAAAGTACAGACGATAAGATTGAAGATTTAGAATTTGAAATTGAATCATTAAAAGAAAGCATAGGTAAATAAAATGGCACAATTTGGACAAACCAATACCGGTGCAAGTAGCACACCTGGTGCACAATCTACAAAAGCAGAAGCCGCACAACTTGGCATTGTTAATTTTGTATTTTTAGAAATAGATGATTTAGTAGAAAAAACAGCAGATATTGATAAAGGATTTGAAGAAGTTGCAAACACATCAGATTACGAAGAAAAAGATGGTGCATATTATGGTGCTATAAAATATAGATTACCGGAAAGTAGTGAAACAAAAGAAGAAAACCTACCTGTTGCATTTCCATTAAATAGATACAATTTTACATTACCTGTTAAAAATGAAACCGTTTATATTCAAACTATAAATGGTAAGAATTTTTATACACCAATATCATTTCAAAATACCACAGGATTTAATACTAATATTAATATTTTACGAACAACCGTAAAAGTTGCAGATGAATCAACTACCGGGGGTGGAACGGCAACTTATAAAGAAACATCACAAACCGGTATTCCAAATAGCGATACACCATCTAATACTAAATCAAAAACAAAAAAAGGATTTCAAGGAAAATACTATAAAAGAAATATTAAACTCCATCAATTAAAACCAAATGAGGGTGATACTATTATACAAGGTAAGTCTGGTAATAGTATTAGATTTAGTGGGTATATACATAGTGATAAAACAAATGGTAAACAATATCCAGCTATATTAATTCGTAACGGAGAAAATTCAGATTCACAACAAAATAATAAAGTATTTGGAACAACAATTGAAGATATAAATAAAGATGGAACTTCAATACAAATTACCGCGGGCGAATATAGTACATTATATGATTCAACTACTATAAAAGTTAACAAAGAAGCAATTAGTAAGTACCCAACATCAGATGATTTGAAAGGTGAACAATTAGTTGTTAATAGTGGTAGAATAATTCTTTCATCAAAAACAGCAGAAACGTTTTTGTTTAGTAAGAAAAATTTTAGTATCTTTACTGATGATATAGTAACCATAGATACTGAAAAAGGATTTAATCTTATTTCTCAAAATGGTAATATAGAATTAAAAACAAAAGGTAGTAAAAATATTATATTAACAATTGAGAATGGTAAAATATATGCAGGAAATAATAGTGCAACTGAACAAATGTTATTAGGCAATACCTTAGTTGATTTGTTAACACAATTAATAGATGCAATAAATGCAATGACAATTGCAACCCCATCGGGTCCTTCGGCGCCAGGACCCATAAATAAAGCGCCATTTAATCAAGTTAAAAATAACTTAAAAACCGCATTATCTAAAACTAATTATTTAATATAATGTCTTGGTCTCAATTTAAAGATGAAGTAGGTGATAAAATGAAATTAGCTAGTTGGAAAACTGCCGATGAATTTGCTATTTTCTTTACTAAAAAATACGATGAGGCAATGAAACGTGGTAAAGATGCAACAACGGGAAATACTGTTTTAAAGGGCAATAAAGAATTAATGCAACAACTTCTTATCAATACCGGTAATGTGGCATTGGTTGCAAAAACTCCTACATTTTATAATTCATATTTAAAATTATTAGGTACAGCAGTTATTGGATATTGGACGGGTGCCACTTTACAAAAAACAAATACACCAATAATACCGGCAATAGGTACAATATTAAATTTAACAATAACAGATAATTTAGTTACTACTCCTGGTAAATTTGGTGGAGGGTTTACACCACCAATAAAAGATGTTAATATTTTTTTAGATAATTTTATTATATTAGCTAAATTACATTTGCAGACCATTCAAGGAGTTTGTTATACGATATCACAATACATTCCTCCGATGCCAATTGGACCTGCCATTATCAATTGGAGTGTGTATAGTGTACCACCTGGTCAATCTAATTCTAAAAAAGCAGCACCATTATTTGAATTTAATAATGCAGATTTTAAATTAACAAAAGAAGAAGAAGCCGGGGCTAAAGAAGATATTAAACAAGCCGATGCGGTTATAGAAAAATATACACCAATTGCTGAGAAAGAAAAAAATAATAAATCAGAAATTCCATTAGAAGACCAAGAAGAATACTATGGAGGCCCAGCTACTAGAATTATAGAAACAGCTAAAGAAATGAAAGCATTGGCTACCGAAAAGCTAGCAACGGGTATGAATATTTCAAAAGGAGTAGACCCTTCTGCATTAAATAATATACAACAATCTACAAAAGATGATGATGTGGGTAAAAGAATTGTAGCATATGCTAAAGCAGCTGCTTCTATTCCAGTAATGGAGACGCCACCTAAATCTAACTATGGTGGACATGTTACCGCTTATTTAAATGGTACGGGTATTAATAGTCCAGCGTTTTGGTGTGCGGCGGCGGTTAGTTGGTGGTTTAAACAAGCGGGAGCAAAATCACCAAACTCAGCGGGATGTGCAGCATGGAAAGCGTGGGCAATTAAAAATGGATTATGGTCATCAACTCCGGTTATTGGTGCAGCAATTATTTATGCAAACGGTGTGGGACATCCACATCACATTGGTATAGTAACAGACCCTAAACCAAATGTACAAGGTAGGATTACATCAATAGAAGGAAACACTACCGGTGGCGGGTTTAATAGAGATGGTGTAGGTGTATTCTTAAAGAACCCACGATTAGCATCAATTAATGGATTTATTATCCCAAAAAAGAAATAACAAATAATTATATATAGTAAAAACCAAGTTTATGGACCAAACACAATTAATCAAAGCATTAGTAAAAGTATTAAGAGAAGATATTAAAAAAACTCTTAAAGAAGAAATACGAAATGCTGTTCACGAAGTGTTAAATGAACAAATTCAAACACCTAAAAAACAAGTGAACGAAAGTTACGAATTTAAATCAAAAGATGATGGTAGCTATGGTACAATCCAATACGGACAAAAACCACAAGCAGCAAGGCCTATGATTTCACCGGCTGATTTAGGATATGGAGATAATTTTAGAGAATATTCACAACCTGAACCATCGATGGGTGGAACTCAATCTGAATATGGTTCTTATTTACAAGGACAAGAGGAAGGTGGTATTCCATTAGAACATAAGATGGCAATGGCTGCGAGAAGAAATCCGGAAGCGGCACAATCAGTTATGAAAGCAATGACAAGAGATTATTCTCAATTAGTAAAAAAATTCAATAAGGGGTAACCTAAGTGGCAATAGTATTAGAAAAGAAATTTGTAATTGATGAACAAGATAAAAGTGTAGGTATTACATTACCACTCACCAAAGGAAACAATGGTTATTTTGATGTGTCTTATACAACTAAAGAACAAATTAAAACTAATATTAAATCTTTAATACTAACTAACAAAGGTGAAAGATTAATGGAACCCGATTTTGGAGCTGATTTAAGAAAAGTTTTATTTGAACCAATTACATCTGATTTAGATACTATATTAGAAACAAGAATTACTGAAGCAATTAATAGATGGATGCCATATGTTAATGTTGAAAGTATTGTATATGATATTTCTAATTCATTAAAAGATACCAATAGAATTGATTTAGAATTAAAATATAGTTTGAAATATTCAAATTCAACAACATTAGAACAATTAAACATAGTAATATAATATGGCTCTTAATCCAATAGATAAAAGCTGGTCAACAAATAAAAAGGATATAAAATATACCAATAGAGATTTTACTTCCTTAAGACAAGCATTAATAGAATTTAGTAAAACATACTTTAGTAGTACATATAATGATTTTAGTGAAGCATCACCTGGTATGATGTTTATCGAACAGGCTTCATATGTAGGTGATGTGTTATCATATTACACCGATGCTCAATTAAAAGAATCGTTTATTAACTTAGCGGGTAATAAAAATAATATTTATCAATTAGCACAAAACTTAGGATATAAACCAAAAATTTCATCGCCGGCAACTACTACTTTAACTTTATACCAAACAATACCAGCATTGAATGGAGAACCCGATGATAGATATTATTTAAAAATAAACGAAGGAATGGTTGTTAATTCTAAATCATTTCCGACTTTGCAATTTATAACAACAGATGTAGTTGATTTTGCAGACCCATATAATAGAGAAATTACAATATTTCAAACTGAAAATACAACAGGAAATGTACTATTATATTTGGTAACAAAAACTATAACGGCAATAAGTGCAACGAGATATACACAAACATTTAATTTAGGTGAATTTAAACCAAATCCAATTGTTAGTGTTAATAGTACAAATTTTATTAAAATAGAAAAAGTAATTGATGCAAACGAAAATATATATTATGAAGTTCCATATTTGGCACAAGAATTAGTTTATATAAAAGCACCAAATTCAGAATATGCAGAACCTAAACTTTCTCATACACCAGAAGCACCTAAATATCTTTTGAAATTGCAAAAAACCGCTAGAAGATTTACAACTAGATTAATAGATGAACAAAATATTGAATTAAGATTCGGTAGTGGAAACGCATCTACACCAGATGAATTATTAGTACCAAATACAAAAAATGTAGGATTGGGATTAAATAATTCCATTAATAGAATGGGTGAATCATTTGACCCTTCTAATTTTTTAAAAACAAACACATATGGTATAGCACCGGCAAATACAACGTTAACC